AGTCTGCAGTTTTAGGACAATTGAAACATGTGGAAGGAAACATTCCTGACTGGGACCCCAAACTCCAAGCTTACGTCTTACGAGTGGCAACTCATGTCAAAGGTAAGCTAATGAGCGATTTAGGGGTTAAGTACCGTCTGCTCAACGAACACGAACTTTTGAACACATTCAAGAAGAGTCATCCTCTCGCCGAAGGTTTGAGTCCAATTAAGCTTGATACTAGCCCTGGGCTGTACTACAAGTTGAAGTGGCACGCCAACGAAAAGAGAGACCTCTTCGAAGTCATCGAAAGTCCTAACGGTCAGAAGATCAACTTTGCTAATACTCCCGCCTCTCGTGATCTCTACTCCAGGTATAGTGATGCTTTGGGTTATGCAAGTAACACAGGGTTCGCCCTTAGTGGTATTTGTGAAGCCAAAATCAAAGCAGAACTTCTTCCACCTGAAAAGGCACCTAGAGCTTTTATTGTGACGTCTCTTGACAATCTACTGTTACAGCGGAAAGTCATGGGATTTGCACAAGCTGCTCAACAGGTTGGTAGGATCAAGAGTGGCCCATGGACTCCCGGTTTCAACCCCGAGGTTGAGTTCAGAGATATCTACGCCAAGTTGTGTCGGGTTAACGACAAGAAAATTCTCCTAATTGACTACAAGAAGTTTGACAAGTACATGCATCCGACCACCATCAAAATCTGGTTGGATTCTTGGAGAGCCATTGCGATCCGAGACAACCCTCAACACGCACAAATGTACGACAATCTTTTTGATGCACTTGAAAGACTGTACACGATCAACATAATTCAGTGCGATGGACTTTTGTATGCCACGAAAGGAATGTGGTCATCAGGAAATGCTTCGACATCAGACGGTGGCTCAGATATGTGTAATATCCAGTTTTACTACATCATCACACGATTTCTGGAAGACAACCCACACATTCTGAAAGACGCAGACACCACTATTTATGATGGCATCAGAAGACCCTCGATGCAGTGGTGGGACAAAAATTTTGCAGCCGTCGCTCAAGGAGACGACAACGCAGTGGCACTCAGTCCTGATGTGACAATGACTTTCCAGGACGTTGAGAAGTACGCCGCAGAGATCAAAGTGAAACCCACTCTGCCGAAAGGTAGTACTACCCACGAGTTTGCCCCAGAAGATCTTGACTATTGTTCCCGTACGATCCGATTTGACGAAGCTAATGTAGCGCATGCTCCACTTCATTTCAAGTCGATCTATCAACGATTTTACTACATGAAG